AACAAGCTTATGGAATTACTTTATGAAAAGAGAGAGGTAGAGCCCTCCGTCGCTAAAGCTATGGAGGACAAGGTGGTAGATGGAAAGTAAAGACGTTAATGCTGAAGCGATCAATAGAAATAATTATCACATCCGTTACAACTGGACGGCTTTAAAGATGGAATTTATGAGAGGACCTTGGGAAACTCTTGCCGATTTTTTCCGTTTCAAACGAATGAAAACGACCGTCCATATTTTTAGAAAAACAAAAGGCTGGAGCAAGGAAAAACGGGCAATTGTTATACAGGCTGGTGAAAAAGCAACAGGAGATTTGGTTGAAGAAAAAGCGGATGATATCAGAGAAATCCAAAAACGGCATGCAAGGCTGGCCCGCTGGATGCAGCTTAAAGGCGGGGAATCTTTAAAAACTCTTAATCCTTCCAGCGTTGATGAAGCAAGGAAACTTTTACTTTCGGGCATTTCGGAAGAGCGGATAGCACTTGGCATGGTTTCTGGGAGAGGGGGTGCTACCAATTTAACCCAGGTTAATGTTAATTTACCAAAGACTAACCTGGATAAAATTTTAGATGGAACAGACGCAGCAGGACTTCTCAAACTTATTACCGACATTAAGCGACAGCGAGCTCAACGAATTGGAGCAAGTACTATTGTCGAAGGCGAAACAGAAGATTAATGAGGAAGAGCTTGATAACTATTTCACTTGGGTAAAAGCCGTCTGGCTTAATGCCCGAAACGAACCCCTTGATTTTGAGAGGCATAAATATTTAGTTGATATTTATCAGGATCAGTTTCCAAATATAATTTATGAAAAAGCTAGTCAAATGGGACTTTCTGAAAGGCTTATTTCTGAATCTGTATGGGTTTGTGATCGACTTTCTAAAAATGTTTTATATGTTTTTCCGACAAGTTCTCAGCTCAATGATTTTGTTCAGGCCAGACTTGAACCTGTATTTATGCAGTCCGATTATCTTTCCCGAATTACGGGGGTTTTAACGGTTGATGAGAAGAAGGATAAAAATTTGGATGAAAGCAAAAAAATCCAAAAGGTTGGGCTGAAACAAATTAGAAATGCCTTTTTATACCTTCGTGGGAGTCAGAACCAGCAGCAAATTATTTCTGTCGACAGTGACCTCATAATTTTAGATGAGAGAGATCGTTTTATTCAGGAACATGTACCGTATATTGATAAACGGCTTCTACACTCCACTTTAAAATGGAGGCGTGAGGCTTCTACTCCTACATTTCCTGGCATGGGTATTAATGAAGGTTATATAAATTCTGACCAGCGGATTTGGATGCTGATCTGCAACTTCTGTGACTTGGAACAGGAAATGGATTTTTTCTTTAATGTTGATTTTGATAAAAAGATTACGATTTGCAAAAAATGCAAGCAACCGATTGACAGATTGAAGCAGGGCAGATGGGTTGCCCAAAATCCTAAAAATAAAGAAGTCCATGGATATAAAATTAGTGGAATTTATAATCCTATTAATACTGTTGCTTCTCTAATTGATCAGTACGAAAAAGCTCAAGTCAATGGATTTTCTGCCATGCAGCAATTTTATAACCAGATTTTGGGACTTCCCTATGAAGTAGAAGGTAAGACGCTTTTAACTACAGAACTTGATGCTTGTAAACAGAACTATGAAATTCCTTTTAAAATTTCTGATTGTTTTGGGGGGGCTGATGTTCAGGGAGAAAAGATTAATACAATAGTTAGCAAAAAAATGCCCAATGGTAAATTAAGATATGTTTGGATAGGGACTGTTTCTAATTTTTTAGGGCCTATTGACAGTATGGAATGGTTAATGGATTTATATAATATTCAAATGCTAGTTATAGATGCCAAACCTGAAACTAGAAAAGTTAAAGAGTTAGTTGATAAGTATCCTCATCGAGTAATGGCATCTTATTATCCGCCAAGAAAGTTTGACATCCATAATTATTATATTTTTGACGACTTTAAAAATGAGGCATATGTTGACAGGACGATTTCTTTAGATTATCTGGTTGCCGATTTCCAAAATGAAATGGTTGAATTGCCTTCTAATGTTAAAGCAATTCCCGAATTCTATGAACAAATGACTGCATCGATTAGAATTAATGAAATTAATGGCAGAACAAAGACATTAGAAGCCAAATGGGTACAGAGAGGATCAGATGATTTTTTCCACGCAGCAAATTATAACCGTTTAGCATCTCTTAAAGGGGCAACTGCCCAAGCCCTTCTTGACTCTTACCAGGAAATAATCAATGATAAGGATATAAAGCCCAATTCTATTGCGGGCTGGGCTAATCTGGTAAGATTAAAGAGCGTACCGTTTTTTAGCGGTTTTAATCCTAATAATCCTGATGGACAAAAAGAGTAAAAAACCAAATATACTACAGAGAGCGATAACAAGATTTGCTTCTTCTTCTATTGATGAAGTTGTTGAAAAAAGAATGGCTGAGGAAAGGGATAAGGCGGTTGCCAGCGATGTAATGAGATTGCAGCCGAGACAATTTCCTTTTCCAGAAGGCAGTGTTAAGAAGCCTTATCCATTGGGTATTAACTTTACGGTACTTCGGGATTTGGCTGATTATTATCCTATAGCCAGGGCTTGCATTGAATATAGAAAATCCCAGATAACACATCTTGATTTCCAAGTTACTCCCAAAGAATTGACTGACAAAGCCTTCAACAATAAAGATAATGTTGAAAAAGGCAAAAAGATAAAAGATTATTTTAAGCATCCTACTGGCAAAAAGGATTCTTCTTGGAGTAGCTGGATTAAGCAGATTTTGGAAGATTTACTGGTAATCGATGCCGTTGCCATTTACAAAAGAAAAAACAGACGGGGAGATATTGTCGGTTATTTGCCAGTAGACGGGGCAACAATTGAACTGATGCTGGAAAAAGATGGAACTACTCCAGAACCCCCAAAAGAAGCATATTTGCAAAGGATTATGGGAAGGGAAATAGCAAGATTAACTACTGATGAGATGATATATACAATGCTTAATCCTCGAACTAATCAGGTTTACGGATTCGCTGCACTTGAAACATTAATAATTACGGTAACAACGGCATTGAAAGTACAATCATTCAATTTGGGGTTCATGCAAGAGGGAAATATTCCTGAAGGCTTTATTACTTTACCCAAAGAAATTGCCTCTTCCCGTGACCAGTTAAAGGAATGGCAGGATGCCTGGGACTCGATGCTTTCGGGAGATCCAAGATTCCAGAGGAAACTAAAGTTTTTACCTGAAGGTATGGAGTATAAACCTGCTATTAATCCTGCTGACATGAGTTTTGAAAGGTTTGAAAAATGGCTTTTGCAAAATACCTGTGCCGTATTCGGTGTTCCGCCAACCGCTATTGGTTTTAATTTTGAAACTAACAAAGCTTCTGCCCAGACAACATGGGAGGCGGGTAAAGAACGGGGACTTTTCCCGACAGCACTTTTTGTTAAGGAATTGATGGACAAAATTATTCAAGAAGATATGGGATATGAAGATTTGGAATTTAGCTGGACCAATATGGATCCGACTAATAAGAAGGAAGAAGCCGATACGGTTAAAATTCTTGTCAATTCAGGACTTTTGTCTATTGATGAATGGCGGATTGGTGAGGGTTTGAAACCAACAGGAGCCAGAGATCCGTTTATTATGACACCTGTCGGGCCAATCTTTGTTAAGGATCTGGCTGCTCAAAGTGATGCGGGACAGATGCCAATTCTGCCTTATAAACCTCCAGCGGAAGCTGCTGTGGCATCTCAGAATGCAGGCAATGCCCTAGCCGTTCCCAACGTACCGCCCCAGGCCGCTACGGGAGCCCAAAATAAACCCACGAATGGTAATACTCCACCTCCCAAAAGTAAAAAATCTGAAGAGCATTTTGATGAGCTAAGACGCTGGAAGAAAGCTTCGATTAAAGATTTTAAGCTTAAAAGGTCGCCAAGAGATTTTAAAACTGATATATTGGATGTAAGAACTCAGGGGCTTATTAGGAAAGGGTTAGCGGATGCTACTATCCGTGAGGAGGTAGAGAAAGTTTTTGAACCCTTCCTGAATTTGCAAAGTAAGACTATAAGTTCTTTAATGGATGTATATGATGAACTTAACAATATCCAATCTCAAAACCCTCAATCCTCAGCAGCTTAAACAAACTAAGCAATCCCTGGAAAAATTCTTCTATAAAGTCGGTATGAATATTGCCGTTTATAATGCCGAAAGGTATCAGTCGAGCATTGATTTTAGAAGAAATATTGAGGAAGCTATTGAAAAGCAGATTAAGCACATTGCGACAGTTGATAATATCAATACAATAACTAAAACAATTAATAAACAAGACATGGGTTTGGTTGTGGCTGTTGCGGCAATGTGGTTGATTATGGATGAGGCTTTGAAAGGCGGGGACAAAACGATTTCCGAATTTTTGAACTTTGGAGGAGAACAGGGCGGGCAGGCTGCTTTGGACAAGATGCTACCTGATAGGAAGTTTGATTTTAAGAACTTGGAACTTAAGGATAAATTACGGGACAGGACTGATTTTTTACTTAAGACACTTGACAAGACTGGAACTAAATGGGTTGCTTCGACTATTGAGGAAGGGTTAAAAGCTAAGATGACCAATATGGAACTTGTAAAGTTCTTAAGGGATAAGGCGATAGAGGTTGCCAGAGAAAGGGCACAGTTGATTACGGAAACGGAATTGATGTATTCGATGAATTTGGTTGAGCTTGAGACGTACAGGCGGAATGGAATTGAGAAAGTGAAATGGCAAACGGCACATGATGAGCGTGTCGAAGAGGTGTGTCTTGCTAATGAGGCTGCCGGTTATATTACTTTGGGGGAAGAATTTCCGATGGGAGTAACGAATCCACCTCAGCATATT